GCCAATCCTGCCGCGACCGCAATCCCGATCAGCGCCGCCGCGACGCTCCGCAAATACCCCATCGCCCCGTCATGCGCCGGTGACAGCAACGTGGACGGCGGCACCCAACCGGTCAGCGCAGGCGCACCGTCCGCCACGCGCTGTTTCCAGTCGCCCCAGCAATGCGCGTCGAACAATTCGTACGACAGCGACCATATCACCTCATACCCGAACGCCGCCGCCCGTTCGGCAAAGTCGCGGTGCCACGCCGCCGCCGCGACGTTCAGCACGCCACCGCTTGCACTGACGTAGAACCCGCCGGAAGCCGCCTCCAGCCGGAAATAATGGCTCATCCCGACATAGTGCGTGATCGCCCCGCGATACCCCAGGTGCAGCGCGTTGCGCAGCAGCCGCGCGGGCGTCAGGTGATAGGAATCGTCATACCCGCTCGCGATGCACAGCCCGTGTTCCGGCACCACAACATCGCCGATCGACAATACCGCCCCCGGCCCCTCGCAGGCGATCTCCGACAGTTCCACCCACGCCTCGACCGGCGCCGCCAGCGCCGCGTCCGCTCCGGTAAATCCCTGCGGCACCAGCGAGACGAACATCCGGTCGACATCCCCCGCCCAGACCGGGTCCGCTTCGCCCGGCAACAGGAACCCGCCCGACACGTCGGCAAAATCGATCGCCACCGCCGCATCGTCCGGCGCGCCGGTCGCATAATTCCACAACCGCACATACCAGGCCCGCGCCGCGCCCGCCGCGTCGCGCCCCTCGATCGTCAGCACCGGGCCGTTGACCGCATCCAGCGGCATCGTCCCCGCCGATCGCCAGCGGAACCGCAACCGGCATTCGCGAAAATCGCGCGCCGTCTCGTATCGCAGCAACGGATGGTCGTGCCCGTCCTCCGCTTCCCAGATCAGCCCGGCCAGATCGTCCGCCTTGTAGAACACCGCATCCACGCGCAGCGCATCCGGCGCGGTCGTCACCACCGACGCCATCATCGGCCGCGGAAAGTTCACCGTCCAGAACCGCGGATCGAAGCGCGAAACAACACCCGCCTCCTGCACCGTCCGCCCCCCAGCCAACCAATACGCCATAAAAAAGCCCTCTCCCCTTCAGGGGAGAGGGTTGGGAGAGGGGAAGTGTCCCCCTCCAATCCCCGCCACCCCCAACCCAAATCCCGCCGACCTATTCCGCCAAAGCCGCCCGAACCGCCCGAGCCACCTGCCGCCCCGACCGCGCCAGCGCCTCCGGCGCCTCCCCAGACCGCGCATTCACCGAAATCGAAACCCGCACATCCCGCGCGCTCCCTCCACCGGACGCCTCGACCCGCCCGGCCCCCGTCGGCACGAACAGCTCCGGCCCGCGCTCGCCGACCATATAGGCCCGCCCCGGCGACACCGGTCCGCCCGTCGCCCGCCCCGGCGCGCCCGAAAACAGGCTCGTCGCCAGCGACAGCAATCCGTTCGCGCCGCCCGATCCGCCACCCGATTCCCGCCCCAGCAGCGCATCGATCCCGTTGCGCACCGCCGCAGCGGCGATCTCCGCCATCACCGCCAGCACGGTCTGCCGCAGGTCCTCGAACCCGATCTTGCCGTTGCGGATCGCGCGCATCAGCGACGCCTCGATCACGCGCCCCGCCTGATCCGCCCCCGCGACCAATGGCCCTTCCAGCACCCCGCGCATCTCGCCCACGTCGCGCGCGAACGCCGCCGTATCGGCGCGCACGCTCACCACCATCCGTTCGATCTCTTCATCCATCCGGATAAGCCTCCCGCATCCATGCGATCATGTCCGCGTCCGGCGGCGCGGGCGCATCGCCCTCGCCCCGCAGCGCCGCGATCACCACCCCGAGTTCCGCTGGCGTAGCGCCCCAGAACGCCTCCGCCCCCCACCCCAGAAACGCCCCCGCAAACCCCGCCAGCTTCAGCGCCGCCGCACCGAACGTCCCCTCACCGTCCACCCAGGATCTGCCCCAGCAGCACGCGCAACACCGGCGTCGCCTCCGACAGCCCCCGCGCCGCGACGCCCTCGCCGAACGCCTCGCGCGTCAGCCCGTCCGGCACGTCGCGCAGGCAATGCCAGAACAAAGCGACCATCTCGCCCAGCCCCAGCCGACCCTCCGCCGCCCGCTCGACCAATGCGAACAGCGGCCCGATCTCCGCCTCCGCCGCCATCAGCGCCTGGAAGCTCGGGCGCAGCACCAGCATCTCGCCGTTGATCCGGATCGCCGCTTCCCCCCGCGCAGGATTGGCGACGCTCATGCCGACACCACCGCGCCCGAACTCTCCAGACTCAGCGTGTAGGATCGCTCGCCATTGTAATCCCCGGCATAGTCCAGCCGCGTGACAAGGAACCGCCCGGTCATCGTCTCGCCGCTCTCGAACGTCAGCCGGTAATCGTCGATCGCGCCCGACAGCGCGTTGCCCTTGATCCGCACCTCGGCGACGGATCCGGTGAAGATACCCGCCCCCGACACGCTGACCGATCGCACCCCCGCGCCCGACAGCAATTCGCGCCACCCGCCCGAATCCTTCGACGTGATCGCGACCATCTCGCCATTGACGCTCAACTGCGTCGTGCGCAGCCCCGCCACCGTCTGATAGACGACCGGCGCCGCCCCGTTCCCGACCTTCAGCAAAAATGCGCTGCCCCGTTCCGCACTCATTCCACGTCTCCCTCGTTCGCCATCACCCGCATCCGGTAGTCCAAAGTCGCGCTCCACCGCCCCGGCGGCCCGCGCAGCACGCGCATCCGCACCAGCACCACGCTCGCCACGCGCCATCCGTCCAGCGCGCGCGGCAGGCGCTCGATCGCCTTCCCCGCCGCGTCCGCCAGCCGCTGCACCCGCGCATTCGTCTCGGCGGCATCGCGGATCGTCAGCGCGACGCGCAGCTCGCGCCCCGCCGCCGTCTTCGTCCCCCAATCCACGCTCAGCAGGTCGCCCAGCTCGGCAAAGGGCGTGCTCGCCTTCACCGCCGGCCCCTCGAACACCCCGTTCAGCCCGGCCGACAACACCGCATCCCCGCGCAGCACCGCCAGCACCGCCGCCTGCACCACGCCTTCCGCGCTCATCGGATCAAACTCCCGATCCAGCGGAGCGCGGGCATCAGCCCCCGCCCCGTCACGATCACCTCGCGCCCGGATATCTCGATCCCCACTCCCGGAACGTCGCGCGCCACCGCCTCGGCGACCCGTGCGCGCACCACCTCCGCCCGCGCCTCGCCGATCTCGGCCCCCCGCGCCGCCAGCCGCTCCAGGCTCATCGGATCCGCTCCAGCAGGATCACGCGCCGATACGGTCGCCACAACGCCGTCACCGCCGCCGGTGCCGGCCCCGCCACCCCGTCGCGTTCGGCCTGCAAATGCCCGATCAGCCGCACCACGCCCTGCGCGATCGGCGCGGGCAATCCGGCCCAGTCCGCCGCCAGCCCGGCCGTATAGTCGACCGAGATCCGCGACGCCCCGCGGGCATCCGTCACCCGGACCCACCCGTCCCCCGCCGCGTCGATGTCGACCGCATAGCCGTCGTCCGCCAGCGGGATCGCGGTCCCGTCCGCCGCCACCCCCTCGACCGTGCCGATCGCCGTCACCGGCGTCGCGGGCAGCAATCGCCACCCGGGCTTCAGCGGCAGCACCGCCCGGTGCCTGCGCACGATCAACGCGGTGCGCAGGAACGTCTCCGCCATCGCCAGCGCGGCGCGGGCGAGCGCGTCGATCACCGCATCCTCGTCGCCGATCGACAGCCGCGCATAATCCTTCGCCGCCACGCGCGCGTCGGCAATCACCTGCGCCGGAAAGCCAGGAGCCATATCGATTTCCTTGTCTGTGAAGCCCGCACGCACGCCCCCCGGCGCGCATTGGCGTCAGTAAAGCGCGATCAGGTCCGCCGCCGTCGTCCCCGTCGCGCGCACGAAGGCGGCGCGAAACGGCAATACGCTGCCCGCCGCCACGTTGCGGAACACCACATCCGCCCCGCCCCCCACGCCGCGCGCGGTGATGTGCCCGCCCGTCCCGACATACAGCGCCTTGGGAATATCGGTCAGCGCGGTCCCGTCGCTCGGCACCACCGCCACCGCACGCGTCGCCGGCGCCGACACTTGGTCGGCACTGTTCGCAAAGCCATCGGCCATGCTCATTCTCCTCGATATCTTTGAAAAAGGCCCCGCCCCCGCCGCACCGGATCGTCCGGCACGACGAGAGCGGGGAAGGCTGCCTACGAAGCCGCGAACTTCATCAGCTTGATCGCCTCACTGTTCGACACGCACCCGCCGATCCGCTTCGTCGCGTAGAAATTGACGAACGGCTTGTTCGAATACGGATCGCGCAGGATCACCGTCTCGCTGCGTTCGGCGATCAGATAGCCCGCGCGGAAATTGCCGAACGCGATCCCCAGCGCATTCGCCGCCACGTCCGGCATGTCCTCCGCCTCGATCACCGGATAGCCGAGCAACGTCGCCGGCTGCCCCGCCGCAAGGCTCGGCGACCACAGGAACTGCCCGTCGCTCGTCTTGAACTTGCGGATCCGCGACACCGTCGCCGCATTCATCACGAACACCGCGCCCTGCCGGTATGGCGCGCGCAGCGCCTGGACCAGATCGATCAGCCGGTCCTGCGGATTGGTACCGAAATCGCCCGCCGCACCCGATGGCAGATACTGCAACTGCCCGAACGTCCGCGTCGCATCCGAAGCAGCCGACGTCGGCCCCTGCAGGAAGCCGCGCGGCCGGTCGGTCCCGCTGCCGTTGACGAACGCCGACCCTTCCGCCTTGGCGAATTCCGTCGCGATCTCGCCCGCGAGCCAGTTTTCGACGTCGAACGCCGCATCGTCCAGCATCGCCTGGCTCGCCGAGGGATTGGCGTACAGCTCGCCCATCGGCGGGACGATCTCGGTAAAGACCGGCGTCGCCGTCTCACCCCGCGGCCCCGTCTCCGCCGCCCAGCCGGACGGCGTACCCCCCGTCGTCACCAGCTTGCGATACCCCGCGCTCCCCACCTGAACGACATTCGCCACCGACCGGATCGGCGAGATCGACTTCAACGTAGCGTCGATCACCGCATCGATCTCGCGCGGCACCGCATAGCCACCCGCATCCCCCGTCAGCCCGGTGAACGACTTCATCTCCACCACGGCCCCCGACCGCAGGAACCCCCCGAACGCCCCGGAACCGGGCGCCCGTGCCCCCTCCAGCAACGGCCGAACCACCGCACTGCCCAACGTCACACCCTCGAAACTCGCGTCCAAAGTATCGCTCATGCTCATTCTCCTCGACAGAAACGAAAAAAGGCGCGCCGTTGCCGACGCGCCCGAAACCCTGAAATCTTTAGGAAACCACCCTAAAAAGCCCTCTCCCCTTCAGGGGAGAGGGTTGGGAGAGGGGCAGTCCAAAGCGACGCCCCTGAATAAAGAGAACCGCTCGTTTCGAGCGAAGTCGAGAAACCCGTTCCCCAAGCCCCCGCCATGTTTCTCGACTAAGCCCGAAACGAACGGAGAAGGTGTACCCCCTGAACCCAAGCCCCCGAACCCGCCCGCTACCCCTCCACCGCATGCACCCGAGCCAGCCCCTGCATCGGCTGCGCAACCAGACTGATCTCCACCAGATCCCCACCCATCACCTCACGCACCCGCCCCCCAACCGCCCCCCGCGCCGCCGTCACCCGGTACCCGAACGACAACCCCCGCACCGCGCCGGAAGCGACCAGCCCCGCCAGCCGCGCATCCTCGATCCGTCCGATCACGCGCAGACCTTGCGCATCCTCGGCGAGCGATTCCACCACACCCACCGGCGCCCCCCGATGCTGCCACAACAGCGGCACCGCCCCCGACACCGCACCACCAGCCCCCCCGAACGCCCCCGCACGCACCACGTCGCCCCCCCGATCGACCCGGTCGAACACCGCCGCATATCCGGCAAAGCGCACGCTCACTTGGCGAACTCGTGAAGCCCGAACTTCAGTGCGAAGCCCGCCATCAGGATCACCGGCACCATCTTCAGCGTCCAGCCGAACACCGCCTGCCACATCGACTTCTTCGCCTCGCGCCACGCCGTCAGCAATTCGCGCAACTCGGCCATGTCCTTGGCGGCGGCGGGATCGTCCAGCCCCAGCCGGGTCAGCGCGCGGCTCGCGCCCAGTTCGCCCGCTTCCTCTGCGATCGCACGCAGCACGATCAGGTCCGCGCCACCCTCCGCCGTCTGCGACAGCAATTGCGCGAGTATCGCCCCGGTCACGTCACCACCTTCCTTTCGTCCAATGGCTCGCCCGCCGCCCCTTCCCGGGCCGTCTCATCCCCCGCACGCTCATCCCCCGCCGGATACCCGACCAGCGCACGCTTCTCGTCGCGGCTCAGGAACTCGGCCGCACTCACCTGCGCCCATAATCGCTCGCGATCCTCCGCCAGCGCCGTAACCCGGTCCAGATCGACCGCCGCCGCCGCGCCCGGAAACCACCCCGTCAGCGCCTGCACCAGACCCGACAGGATCGTATCCGCCAGCGGCAGGATCGCCAGCCGCCACAGCGCCCGGTTCGCCTCGCGGTAATTGGCATAGGTCGCGTCGCCCGGCAGGCCGAGCAGCATCGGCGGCACGCCGAATGCGGTCGCGATCTCGCGCCCCGCCGTGTCGCGCATGCCGGCGAAATCCATGTCCGCCGGGGTCAGCGACAGCGCCTGCCATTTCAGCCCGCCCTCCAGCAGCATCGGCCGCCCGGCATTGGCGGCGCCCGAAAAGCCCGCCTCCATCTCCGCCTTCAGCCGCGCGAACTGTTCGCTCGACATCGCCGATCCGTCTGCCGGATCATAGACGAGCGCACCCGAAGGCCGCGCCGCATTGCCCAGCAACGCCGCATTCCACCGCGCCGCCGCATTGTGCACCGCGATCGCCCCCGCCGCCGCGCCGAGGCACCCCAGTCCGGCATGATCGTCCAGCGGGTGGAATGCCTTGACATGCACCACCTCGACCCGCCCGTCCGGATCCTCCGCCACCAGCCGCGTCGTCCGCTCGCCGACCTTGTACGCATAGGCGACCGGCCACCCGCCCGCGTCCATCACCGCCGTGACGCGCTCGGGCCGAAGCGCGTACAATTCCACCACGCGCCCCGCGCCATCGGTCAGCACCTGGATATAGGCATTGCCGTGCAGCAGCATCTGCGCCGCCAGCGTCGACAACAACGCCTGCCCACCCGACCGCGCGCGGATCAACCGCTCCACCTCGGGCGAAGACACGTTGAGCGGCACCGCCCCCAACCCATCCGCCACCAGCCGCACCGCCCGCTGCGCGATCGCATTGTCCAGATACGCCGCCCGGACCTGCGCCTCATACCCGCTGGGATACGCCCCCACCGCCCGCGCCGCCCACCCACGCGACAAAACCGGACGCGGATCCCCACGCCCGGCCGACTTCCAGCCAAACCATTTCATGATCGTCTCCTGAGAATATTCGCGCCCAAGGAAGAGCGCTCACTTCTTCTTCTCCCCTCCCTCAAACGGAGGGGTCGC